CGTCTATAACACCATTACCAGCTACTGCACCAGGAAATGCTGCATTTAAAGTAGCTTGTGGGTTACCGCCAACAGTTGGTACCGTACCAATAATAGTAACTGAAGTACCGTTTTTACCAGAGTAACCTGATGTACCTACATAACCACTATAACCAGAAATACCTGTAAAACCACTTATACCACTAAAACCAGATATACCGGTGTAGCCTGAAATACCACTAAAGCCGCTATAACCTGAAATACCAGTATAACCACTTATACCGCTGAAACCAGATATACCTGTATAACCGCTAATGCCTGTAAAGCCTGAGTAACCAGATGTACCAGAATAACCTGATATACCAGTATAACCAGATGTACCCGTAAAGCCTGAATAACCGCTTATACCAGTAAAACCGCTAATGCCACTAAAACCAGATATACCACTAAAGCCAGAGTAACCAGAAATACCACTAAAGCCAGATATACCACTATAGCCGGTGTAACCACTAATACCGGTGTAACCGCTCGCACCAGAGTAACCGCTAATACCAGTGAAGCCGGAATAACCACTAAAGCCTGAATAACCTGAAGTACCTGTAAAACCACTATAACCGGAAATACCAGAATCTCCACTAAAGCCGCTAATACCTGAGAAACCAGAATAGCTACTATAACCGGAATAACCACTTATACCGCTAAAACCAGAAGCACCGGAATAGCCAGATACACCAGAACCACTAAAACCGGAATAACCTGAAATACCGCTATAACCTATATAACCAGAGTAACCACTAAAACCTGTGAAACCGCTAATACCAGAATAACCAATTGGACCGCTATAACCTGAAATACCAGAGAAACCAGAATAACCAGAAGTACCTATACCACTGAAACCAGAATAACCTGAAGTACCAGAAGCACCGTCTTTACCAAAAGGTAGGTTAGTTACTATTCTACTATAGTGCTCGGTACCGAGATAATAATATGCAACGTTTACACCACCACCAGCATTCGGATCAGACATATCAGTTGTCTGAGCATAAATGTCAATCTTAATTCTATCGTTAACATCTAATGGTATAGGTTCACTAATATAATACTGTGTTCTACTAAACAGTATTTGTGCACCATAGGTTCTAGTTAATGGATCGCTAGTTACCGAAAATAATTGAGTAGCTGTAACATTATCAGCAGACAATTTGCTTACTACATATGTTAAATATGTATTTGCTGAAGCGCCTGGACCATAACAGCTATAATACGAATCAAAGTACCAACTACCTGAGTCAATTAATGACCTACCAGGAAAACCAGAAAGGGTAATTGTTTTGGTGATTGGTACTGGGTTTAATGGCTGATTAAAAAACCCTGAATCGTCTTCTGTTTCGTCTCCTATTTCTCCAGTAGGTTCAGAAAGTACTACATAACCAGGAAATTCAGAAGGTATATTAGTAGGGTAAAGAACTAAACCGATAACCGATTGACCAGAATAACCAGACTCCCCACTATAACCAGATAAACCAGAATCCCCACTAAAACCGCTTATACCTGACGCGCCAGATGTACCGCTAAAACCAGAATAACCAGAAATACCTGTATCGCCGGAATAACCACTAATGCCGCTAAAACCAGATTGACCATCAATACCAGAATAACCAGAATAACCTGAAGCAGCTGCAATACCAGGTAAACCAGAGTAACCAGACATACCGGTTGCACCACTATAACCAGATTGTCCTTGAGGGCCTACATCACCTTGCGCACCTTGAGGTCCTTGAGCGGATACAGCAGAAACTGCAACTGAATACGTAGAAAATGTACCGTCTGGGTTTTGTTGTTCAAGAAACAGCAGATCCTGAGGAAGTATCACGCCTGCTGCTGACAGCTCGTGTGGATAGACTATTGACGGGTAACTAGTATCAGCCATATTCTATTACTTAGTTGTTAGGGCTGCGAAGTCCGAAATAACCTAGATTTACTCCATTAGTTTCTGCAGCTAGTGCACTAGCGGTAGGTGTATGCATACCACCACCAGCATATAGATTTACTAAAGTTATATTGCTATCGTAAGCACCATATACTCCTGTGTCTGGGTTACCGGTTACCCCGCTGTAACCGCTATAACTTAAATATCCAGATAATGGTGCGTTATGATTAGCTGTATAATCGTAAACATTATTTCTAGTGTATTTGTCAACGTTCTGAAAATAATTCTTTTCGTTTCTATTTTCAATAACTCTAGCATTATTATTACCATTAATTGTAGCAGCAAGAGGTACTGGGCCGGCAACTTTATTGTCGAATACTTGTTGGCTGAGATTTTCTCTAGGAGATTGTGGTTCGTAGGTATAATCAAAGCGCTTACCTCTTACCATCCATATATAATGACCGAGTAATTGATTGTTTTGCCCTGAACCAGATTGATCTACACGTTCTGTTATTTCATATATCTGTCCAGATCTACCGTTTGGACGGGTAGTACCATATTCATATAACTCTATAAGATCACCTGCTTTAGGTTCAAATGTATATCTACTTGCAACTGAACTTAATGCAGAACTTGACATAGTACTTGTAAATGTTTTAATAGCAACAATAGCTGTAAGATCTGCTGTACCTTGTATACCGAATTTACTTAATATAATACTGTCATTATTAAGAGTTACTGCCATTACAATTGGTATGGGTGGTAAATACCCAGCTAAAGGCTGTTCACCATAGAAAAAGTCGTGACCGGAAAGAGTGTATTGATTAACGTAATAATTTACGTTCATTCCGTATTGGTTTATTTGTTCAGCCCACCAATTATTAAATAGTTGGATTTGACTAGCATTATTTGTAACATCTAAATAACGTATTGGTCCGATCGCGCACTCATAACCCCCGGGTACGTTTGTACCAACTGGATATGCTGTTCCTGGTGCAATATATGGACCGGTATCTACACAATACTGAGCTATTGACATAAAAATATTTACAATATCTATAGAATTAATCAGCATTATACTAAATAATATTACAATGAGTAAGATAAAGAGTTTATCCGAGTTGGGTGATTTGTATGGCACGATTCAAGAATCTGCTGTCAACCAGCCTGCAATTGATATGGGCAATAATATGCCTGATATCCTTTTAACAGATGCTACACAATATGTACCAGCTGGAAAAGCCCCTAAAACAGGTTCTGCTTTCGGTAAAGAAGACGGTATTGAAGAAGTAGCTAAAGGCACGGGTCCAGAAGCTGCGGATAACTTTGATAAGAAACTTGCTAAAGAAGCTGATCTTACAAAAGCTGGTGAAGCTACAAAGGGTGTAGCTAAAGAAACTAAAAAGGAAACTAAAGAAAAGAGGGAAGCTCTTCCTGATAAAGAAGAAAAAGTAGAAGAGACTGTAGATTCTGCTTCGAAAACTCCTAAATATAAGAAACAACAATTTATTATGCCTAAATCAAAATTCCAACAATTGTATGAGGACGCAATGCAAAAAGGTCCTTTCGTTAAAGAAGAAGAAGAAATGGCTCCTATCGCCCCTGCAGCAGATGATACTAGTGCAGAGATCGATGCTGAACCAACTGGTACAGAAGAGAAGCCTTTGACCCACGAAGAGATTATCGAAATGCTTGAAAAAGCACTAGAAGCTCTTAAGAAGCACGCTGGTTATGAAGATACCCACGGTGGTAAAGACATCAGCGCTGGTGGAGAAGAAGAAACAGCTCATATGGAAGACTCTTCCGAAGAAGAAGAGGAAGAAGAAGAATCAGCAATGGAAGAAGCTGTTGATGCTGAAGATCTAGGTCACCCACTTGAAGGTGCTAAATCAGAAGAGCTCAAAGATGGTCACAAGATTCATAAAGTCGGTGGTTCAGGTGTAACTAAAGTTAAAGGCGCTGCTTCAGAGCAGGGCGCTAACTTTAAGAACGAGCCAGCTCCTAAGAAAGAAAAAGAATCAGCTCATCTTAAAGACGGACATAAACTTCACACAGTCGGTAGCTTAAAGCCAACTAAGGGTGAAGAAAATATGTTCACACAATAAGTTTTTAGGCATAACTTAATTCGGAGTTAAATTCTCCTAAAACCCGCTGCAAAGCGGGTTTTTTTATCTTAGAAACCTGTTACCTAAGATACTTGGTACGGTTGTACCAGGATAACGCCATCCCTGTTCGTGTAATTCATCTAGGTCAGAGTTAACCTGATCATTTGGTTTATTACCAATAAAGACAGGATTGTACGGTACTATGTTTTCTTCTTTTTCTGTACCAAACTTTCTATACATTTCAGATGGCTTTGGAAAACTCACTACAAAAGGGTCCCAGTTGTTAGGTAACATTTTTAACGGTCTACCATTAGCATCTTGCTGAGTTACTTCATAGAATTGTTCTACTACTTTAGGTTCTAATATAAACATTGCCCATATAAGAGCTTCTACTCTATCGTCCAAATACTTATCTGATTGTTTCTTCCACACCCCGTTATCTTGACGTATGTATGTTTTAAATTCGTTTATAGTTTCCTTATCGTATAGTTTAACGCAGCGCAATACGTTCATCCAATAACGAAAATTGGACATTGAATTAAACTTACTATTAGTATGAGCGTAAACACCTAAGCGATTATCCTTTTCAGCTTTTTCAGTGAACGAACCCATACTTGGAGTATACTTTACTATATTAGGATATTGATGAGTATTAACTAAAGCATCTATAACAGATGCACCGCAATTATTGCGTTCAATTAGCAACGGTGGGTTACCCCATTGACCGGCTATTTCTAATAATTTCCCAGCAAAATTAAACGGGTCTAGTTTATTATTAGCATATGTAGCGACCTGTTCTATGTTAGTTAAATCTGTTACATCTACTACCTGTATAACAGAGTTAGCTCTACCAATACCTTCTCCAACGTCAACACCTATACTATAGAAGTGTCCGTCGATATGATCTTTGTATATTTTAAATGTATTTTCATCATCTACAAACACAGGTTCCGGTGCATTAGCAGTAAGTTCATCTAACTGGTCTTTATCGAATATGTTTTCACCAGCCGCTCTAAACTCATTACCATATTCTTGATTAAAAGCTTCCACAGAACCTAGCGCTCTTGCAGTCATTTCTTTCCATTGTTCATCTCTACCAGGTACCTCCCACCAGTCTACTCTTTCACTATGCCAGCCGTTTTTATTTGCAACTGCATCTGTGTATGTGTTAAAAAATAAATTGCCTACACCGTTAGGGGTAGATAGCATAAAAATTTTTGATTTTTTAGAAGACGAAATAACAGGAAATACCGATTCCCAAAAGTCGTCCATAAACTCTGGTGGAATAAAGGCGGCTTCGTCTATGAGTAGACAATTAATAGACTCACCTCTGGCAGCATCAGATGTCGTAGTACTAATACCAATTGAACTACCATTAGCTAGTACTAAGCCTGTTTTAGCATATTCTATTACACCAGGCTTCATATAATTGGGTAACATTTCATATGCTAAACGAATACGTTTAAATATATTAATAGCAGTGCCTTCTTTATTAGCAATTAATAGTACTCGAAAATCGTCTTGGAAGCAAACCATCCACAAAGCAAATATAGTTAAAATGGTAGTTTTACCAATTTGACGGCTTGCTAACACAACGTTAAATCTATTTTCTACTAGGGCTTTTAATATACGTTTTTGGTAAGGGTAAAGTTTAATTGGTTGTTTGCCTTCGTCTAGATTAACAATATAAAAGAAACGAGAGAAGTGTAATATAGATTTGCGAGCTCTTTCTAGATCTTCCACCATTTCTGGTGTCCAGTTAAATTGTGTTTCTGGAACAGGTAAGTTCTTATTACCTAAGTAGAACGTTGTCTGATCTTTTTTTGCCCGTGGCATACTAATACTTATATGGATATTTTATAAATCCAATATAAATCACAGTGATGAATGGCTTATCACTTACCGGAAACAAGTTTAACACTGAAGGTTATTGGCGTACGCCTTTATTAAATTATATTGATATTAGGTTTACACACGGCCCTAATCCAGTTTATCCTGGGCCAGAGTTCTTAGAATTATTTGATCAAGAAGGGTACGTAATAACGAGACTAGAGCAAAACTATGCGGAAGTTAATGGTACCCAGCTAGACTTACATTATAAAGATCAGCATTGTATAAAGAGAAAATGGATGGTACAGGATGAAGCGTATATTAAAAAAGAAGGCGTATTTACCGGGGCTTGTCTTAACCATAGTCTATTTCTTGAACGTAGAGGCTTTGCTGATAAAGCTTTAGAACAACTTAAAGAGTGGGCTGTATGGAACACTCAAATGTATAAGCTTATTAATTTAAAACCAAAATGGGGTATAGACTTTTCAATAGACTACACTGATAAAGAAGGTAACGCTATTGAAGTAATACATTACGAGCACGATGAGTTTAGCCTTGATGCTATAGAAGAACGTAGAAATGAAGTAGAAGGTAAGTTTTTAAACACGGATTGGAATGATTTTGCTATTGAAATCTTAAAACGAAAAGACGAATGGATAAATCTAGATTTATTTGCACAAGGTGACTGGAAGTGTGCGTATTTAGGCATAAAAACAGACAGTCAGAAAATGATATCCTGGGCAGTTTAAGTTGATTATTATGTAAATATCTACATAGTATGTTACAAACCGATAGCAGTCTCACATTTCAGTATCACGACGAACTCAATCCGTTGATATGGGAACAGGGTGTACTTAAACCTGAAATAAAAGAAAAGCTGCTACAAACTGCAGAAGCATTTCTCGAAACTGTAGAAATACCAGTTGACGTAGAAGATATAACCTTGACTGGTTCTTTGGCTAATTACAATTACACTAATTACAGCGATTTTGACTTACATATTATAACAGATTGTAGAGAGTACAATATTAATAAAGATATACTCAAAGATTATTTTAAAGCTAAAAAAACAGTCTGGAACAGCTCTCACGAAATAAAAATCAAAGGCTACGATGTTGAGGTCTACATACAAGACATTTTAGAGCCTCATCATTCTTCAGGTGTATATTCTATTAAAAACAATGAATGGCTAGTTAAACCGGTTAAAGCTGAACACGTTGATAAAAAAGCTATACTTAAAAAAGTAGAAGCTATGAAACAAATGATCGATCACGCATTAAGCGATGATTGTGACTTAGAGTGTGCAGAAATGGTGAAATCGAAGTTATTAAAAATGAGACAGGCCGGACTAGAAAAAGACGGAGAGTTCTCTGCGGAAAACTTAGCTTTTAAAGAGCTAAGAAGATCTAAAGATTTAGAAAGATTAATATTAGGTGTAATTGCTAAAAAAGATAAAGAACTGTCCTTAAACCAGGAGAGTACATTTAAAAACTATTTTAGTATGCCTGGTATACAAAAAAGCGGTAAGGGTAGTCGCGGTCCTAGACACCAAGGGGTGACGGCTGGTTTAAGTAAGCTTGCAAAAGCTAATACAAAATCAGTCAATGTAGTCGCTAAAGTACATAGCGGAATGGAGACGCCTTTTCACGAAATTGAGAATCTAAAAAAGAAACCTCAAGGTAAAACTTATATTACACCTCAACTAGCTCATACTATTACCGGTCATTACAATATGAATATAGATAAGGTCAGTAACGGAGAACCACGCGGTTTAAGCACTAGTGGTATCAAGATCGGTTACGATCCTGTTGTAAAAAAATACTATTTAATTAAAAATAAAAAATAATGAGCGAAACTCCAAATTACCAACAAGCTATACTCAATAAAAGTAGAAAAGATAAATTTCTATTAGTGTTGGATTTGCCTGATGTTCTTAAAAAAATTAACGCAGTAAGCCAGGAAGGTAGAGAAAGTAAGAGTGTGTTTCTAGATTCTTTACAATATTCAGTTTACGGTACTGTAGTGCCTCCAACTAATATTAACGCTGCAGCTCTATCATATGCAGGCCAAACTTTAAGTCTATCTACAGGTAAGAGAGAAAAATATGCAGATATAACAGTTAACTTTACAGTTGACAATGGATTCAATAACTGGTGGGTATTGTGGAAGTGGCTGGATTATATAAACGGAGCGCAAACCAGTATACAGGATTCTGATAACTTAAACCCGGCAGCTACTGATTTTCAAGGCAGGCCATTTTATGCAAGTACCGGTAATTTACAACCTTACCAAACCACCATTAATGTGTTTGGTTTGGATGAATACAACAATAAGAAAATCCGTTGGACGTATTCAAAAGCATTTATTACCAATTTAACTGGAATAACTTATAGTTATAGAGATGCTGAACAACTTGAGTCCTCGTTTACGTTCTCATTTAGTCAGTTAAATGCAGAATTACTTTAAACTTACAGAGTTTCGTTTCGAAATAGCCTAAATAATAGTATATCACTACTATGGCAACTTTACGTACTATACAATCTCCTGGTGTACAAATTAGAGAAGTAGATCTAAGCCAAACAGCGACTTCCCCAAACGGAACAAGCGTGTTTATCGCAGGTTTTGCAGCTCAAGGACCAACGTCCGAAATTGTAACACTTACATCTGTTTCTGATTTCGCTAATATATACGGTACACCAACAAATGCCGCTGAACGTTATTTTTATTATTCTGTACAACAACAGTTTACAGGCGGTACAAACGCTCAAGTACAGGTTGCTCGCTTACCATACGGTCCTGCGTTAGGAGATGGTTTTTCAGATAAATACAGTGCTTTAGTTTACCCAGTAGTACCTGTAACAAATTCAACCCCGCTTTCTGCTGCAGTACAAGCCGGATATACAGCATTATTAAGTAATGCAACATCATATTATTTCGGTCAACCAACATTAATAACACTTTCAGAAACTGATTACATTAATTTAAAGCAAAATAACTTATTCTGGAGTGCAAGTGCAGGTGGTAATTATCCTACAATTGCCGGATTCGATAGCCTCTCTGGTACAGGTTACGGATTAAACGGTGTTGGTATGATTGTTGTAAATGAAGCACAAACAACTATCAACGAAAAGTTCGAAGGCTTCTATTTTAATATTGCTGAAATCAACGCAATTAATCCAAGTACTCCTTATAAAGAAGTACAGGCTTTACACACAATTAATGCTAATGGTACATTAGATATAACAAATTCTCCAGTAGTTGGCTTCCAACTTTCTGCTACAGCAGGTAGTAACATTGACAGCGTATCTCGTACGATTGAAAATATTCCTACATATGACCTAACAATTAGCTCAACAGTAGGTTCAACAAGCTATAGCGATATTGCTATTCTTTCATTAATAAAAGTTAAAACAACACCTTTTGCTGCTAACCCATTACAATTAACTTATGGTTTACAAGAAGGTCATTCAGTATCGTTCTATTCTAACCGTTTAATTCAGGACGTTAACGGCGGTGCTCCTAAGAACGATTTTGCTGAAACAGTAATTAATAACAATTCAGCAAACATTTCCGTATATATTAATCCTTATATTGCTAATCAAACAGCCTGGATTGATAATAACGGTAATGCGGTAAAATCAGTAAGAGTAATAAAGACAAGTGACGTAACCACTTCACCATCTATACTTGCTGCAGGCTATCAAGCAGCTGATGCATTATTCCCATTAGGTAATTATGCTGAGTCTTTAAATTTAAGTAACTCTAGTACTAAGCGAATCGGTGACTTACCTAACAAATTAAACTACGTATTAAATCAATTAGTAAATACTGATGTATATAACGTAGATGTAGTTGTTGATGCAGGTCTTTCTACTATCAATGCATTTGCCGGTGGAGACGGGTTTTTTGATGATACCGCTTATACAGCAACTATTAATTCTGATTTAACTAACCTGTTTACTAACGACGGTACGTTTAGCTTCAGCGGTAACGGTACAGCTACAGGCTGGAAAGCAGTTACTGACATCTTCAGTCAATTTGCTGGCGATCAACGCAAAGATTGCGTGTATATCTCTGATCCATTACGTAGTATTTTTATACAGGGTGCAAACTTTAAGACCCTAGACGATAAGACAACAAACTTCTCGAACAACATTTACTGGCCTTTACGTAACTGTTACAATCCTTATAACACAAGCTATACAATTGCTTACGGTAACTGGGGTGCAGTACAAGACGTATTCACTAATAAATTAGTTTGGGTACCGTTCTCAGGCTATGCTGCAGCAACATTTACAAAGAATGATGCAGTAGCTTATCCTTGGGGTGCACCTGCTGGTTTAAATCGTGGTACTATTACAGGTCTTGTAGATATTGCGTTGAATCCAAATCAAAAACAACGCGATCTACTTTATAAGATTTCTATTAACCCTGTAGTGAACTTCCCTAATGAAGGTCTATCAATCTACGGACAAAAGACAATGTTAAAAGCTCCAAGCGCTTTTGATCGTATTAACGTTCGTCGTTTATTCCTCTTCTTAGAAAAGTCAGTACTTAATACTTCAAAACTTTTCGTATTTGAACCTAATACAACATTTACACGTAGTAGATTAGTTAATACTATTACTCCTGTATTTGAATTAGCTAAAAATACTCAAGGTCTTTACGATTACAAAATCATTTGCAATGATACCAACAACACTCCAGATACTATCGATCAAAATGAGCTTGTTGTAGATATCTACATTAAACCAGTTCGTACTGCTGAGTTTATCTTAGTGAACTTCTATTGCACTAAGACATCTCAAGACTTTAACGAATTACTACAATAACCTTTACATAAGTATTTAATATGTCACAAACAATACAAGACTTCTATAGAGTAGCACAGCAAAGAGACTTTGCTCGTGACTATATGTTGCGCGTAGTCTCTCTCGGTAATAATATTCTCAACGAAGATGATTTCGTTTATATTACTACAGCTACTCTACCTACTAGAGATATTCAAAATCAAACCGCTACTTATATGGGTCTTGATTTTAATATTCCTGGTACAGTAAAGTATACAGGTAGTAATGCTTGGAACGTTGAATTCCGCGCTGATAAAGCTAGCTTGATTCGTCAAAAGCTTGAAGCTTGGCAAAGAGGCGAAATATTCAATGACCAAACAAGTACAGGTAATCTCGCAGTTCCTGGTCCTGGTTCAGTTATTCAACTTCATCAAATTGATGATAAATTGAATGTACTTAACGTATATAACTTATTCGGATCTTACATTCAAAAGCTCGGTGATATTAAATATGATATTACTGGTACAGGTGCTCCATTAAAGTTTACAGCTACATTAGCTTATCAGTATTGGTCACAAGGTTAAGCCATATAAAGTATTAGTAAATAACCCGGCTGCAAAGTCGGGTTTTTTATTGTTTAAAGCTTAAGTATTAATATGTCAACACTGAACAGTGTAAAGGATTTTTATAATATTGCTCAAAAACAGGGCTTTAGTAAGAAGTATAATTTCAAGGTATCTAATATAGTTAATGCGCCTGTCACGTTTGAGGAGAAAGATCTGCTGTACTTGCAAACGGCCTCTTTACCTGCTCGTGGAACTAATACCACTAATGTACCTTATAGAGCTTTCGAGTTTGTAGTGCCAACAAATGCTACATTTCCTTCTCAAAAACAATGGAGAGTAACGTTCTTTTCAGATAACAAACAGTATATAAGAAGTCTGTTCGAGTCCTGGAGTGATGCAATGTACAATCCGTTTAACAATCAAAGCAAAGCTATTGCAGGAGATAATGCTTTTATAAATTGTCGTTTAGATTTACAGCTATTCAATGAAGGAGTAGAGGTAGTAAATGACTTAGTAGCTAGTGAAAAAGTAGCGATTGCTAAAACATATCAATTTTTTGGAGTGTTTCCTATACTCTTAGAAGGAGTAGAATATGATATATCCAACACAGGTACAGAGATTGCTAAGCTACCGGTAGTACTAGCATTCCAATATTTTAAAATTAAGTCCTAAGTAATAGTATGGCGCAAACAGAACAAACATTAAAGAGTTTTTACTCTGCAGCTCAGAAATACGGTTTTTTGAGAGATTATCAGGCTAGAGTTGAAAACCTAACTTTTGGAGATCAAACATTTCCGAAAGATTACTTGTTGTATATTAAAAATTTTAGTTTACCAAACGCTACCAAACAATTTGCATCGGTTAAGTATTTTGGTGTAGATGTACACGCACCAGGTCCAAGAGATTATGGTAATAGTAAGAGCTGGGATGTTACATTCTATATGGACCAGGCTTTAGAAATTAGACACTTTTTACAGAAAAGAATGTACGAGACTGCAGTTAATAGTGCAAACGTTATTAACCACAAGCAGGTACCAGGAGACGAAAATGTAATACAAATTAACGTGTTAGATGACAAGCTAAATATTGTTGACATTTACAGAATATATGGATTGTTTGTTATTGACTTGCCCGCAGTATCATTTGATGTTTCGGGTAGTGGTAAAATACAGGAAGTAAAAGTTAAGTTCGGTTATCAATGGTGGTCGCGCGAAAGTGCAAGTAGTGTATTGGGTACTCCTACAACTGTACAAAACGGTACAGACTTACCCGCTCCATCTAATCAATAAAAATGGCAATCGTAACACAGGACACTTTACAGGGCTCTACACGCGGTATTGAAAAATTTACCGATATTTTTTCTGATCCTAACTTTCATATACCAGTTGAGGCTAATTTTATAGTAAGTGTACAAAATTTAACTAGTATAATTGATAATTTAAATAATATCAATAGCCAAGTTATAGATAACACAATTGATGTACAGAATACTAAGCAATACTGGAGTAAAGTTAATGGAGACGAGTTATTTTTAGCTAACGGTATAACCGTTCCTGGTGAAGCTGTAAAATCTGGAAGAGCGGGTTATACGGAATTATCTACTCTAGCGGGCGGGTTTCTCTCTAGCCCTGTACTACAAGGTCGTAGTTCGTTAAGAGATATAGAAATTTATTTTTTAGAAACAAATAAATCTTTTGTAGATTATGTGGTGAGGCCTTGGTTAATAGCTTCTTCTCATTTCGGTTTATTTGCAAGAAGTAGTACTACGGCTGCTCAAAAACAAAACTTTAAAACTGATATATCGGCATTCTTTTTGGATAGAACTGAAGCGGATAATTTTCCTAAAGTACGTAAAGAGATTATATTACATAATGCAGTACCGGTAAGTGTAGAGCCGCATACATTTAGATATGGCAATAATACAGATACTGGTGTACGCTCTATAAGAACTACCTGGACATACTCTAATTATACAGTAAAGTAATATGCAATGCCATTTAAGCTAAATGCATATTTACCTAGTAAACAAACTGAGGTACAGATAAAAGAGCTCTCCTACAAACAATACAGAGAGCTTGTTAAGAGCCTGTATAATGTTAGTAAGAAAGAAACAATCCAGCAGTATAATTCTATATTAGAAGATTTGTGTCCGGATATAGTAGGTAAAAATATAGCTTTTGAGGATAAATTATCCTTACTAATAACAGTACGAAACTATTGTGTAAGTCCTGATTTAAAGCTAAAAGGCACATTGTCATCAGGAGAAACGTTTAATCACGCATTAGAAGTGGATACTTTACAACAATTAGTTAACACTATAAATAAATCCAAAACTATAAGCTATAATGCATTTGAGGTAAGTTTTAGTTCATATAAAATAAAAGACGAGTATGTTTTCTCCAATAACAATTATAGTACTTTTGTTGTTTTAGCGTCTTACATAGATAACATTAAAGTAGATAATGAAGCTGTAGATTTTAAGGATTTAACATTAGAAGAACGTGTTAAAATAGTAGAGTATTTACCACAGGCATTAGTATCTTTATTACAAACTGAGATTACTAATATAGAAGCTCAATACGATGTTAGGGATTTACTCGTAGTAAAGAATCCTTTGAACGGAAACATTATGCTACGTCTTTCTTGCAACATAACATATAGTGTTATGCAAAAGTTAATCGAGTTGTTGTATTCGGAAAATTTAAACAACGTGTACCGAGCTTTTTATAATATAGTTAATTATGCCGGGTTTTCAGCTGAATATATAGACAGTATCACACCATCAGAAATGCAAGTATACTGGATGTACTTTATGCAGGATAGAGAGAAATCAAAAGAAGCTTCAGGGTCTAGAGAGCAATCTACCCCTGCAGGTAGTTTAGGTGCTTCTCCTAGCTCAGAATTTGGGTTTTAAATATGAAAAACATAAACAATTTTTTAAGTGCAATATCTGCAGCGGAAACAGTAAAGGTGTATTTACCTTGTTTACAAAAAACGGTATTATTTAAGTCTCTTAGTGCTAAACAAATAAACACGTTTAGAAATATAAAAAATGATGCTTCATATTATGATACTGGTTTTATTAAAGCTACCTATAAAATAATACAAGAGAATTGTATAGATGCTAGTATACTAGACAAAATAACAGTGGTAGATAAAAATATTATACTGTTAGAGCTAAGAAAACAGGCTCGAGGTTCATTAGTTGATGAAGGTGTTAATTACAGTAGTACTCTAAGAAATATTAAAGATATAGTTTTACCTGAACAAGAATCAGTTACTGTTGATGTTATAACGCTTGACTTACAGGTACCTCTTGCAAAGGAACAATACGAGATAGAAGCAGAACTAAGAAACACGGCAATAATTGAAATTGAACAGGTTGCTCAGAATATTGTTACAAGTAACTTAATTAAATTTATTAAAGAGGTTAAGATTAATAATATTCCTCAAAATTATAAAACTTTAAGCTATAAAGACCGTATGCTTATAGTTGAACATTTACCATCAGCATTCTTAGCATTAGTACAAAAATACGCGGTAAAAGTTGATGAATTAAATGCATTTCTTACTCAAGTAAAATTAGACGATAATGAAACATATAGCTTTAATATTGACTCGGATTTCTTCTTAGGTTTATAACATAAACCCCGTTTCTATACCTAAGTATTTTTATGGCGGATGCTGACTTAAAACAATCCATTGATGCTCTCAATATGAATATTGGAGGGTTATCAGATTCTGTAGCTAGGTTACCGTCTAGTATATCCGATGTCAATAAAAGCACATTGGGCGCGGTATTGCAAAATATGCAGGATAACGCTAATACGACGTTGTCTACTATACAAGGTCTAGGTTCTACTATAGCTTCAAGTATAGGTACGGCATTAAATCAAAATAATTTAATTAGTAGTATTAACGAGTTGGTTAATGCAGTCAACATACAGACTGTTGTTCAAGATGAGGCAAATAAAACAAAAAAGAGAGCTCCAGCAAATAATGACGATAGAGCTAGAGAAATTGAATTGCTAGAATCTATTGCTAGATCTGCAAGGGAAAATAATAGTAGACAGGCAAATAATGAAAAACAGGCTAAAGAGGAAAAAAACGTTAAAGAAGAATATGTTGAAAAAATGCAAACTGTTGAAGAGCAGCTTAAACAGCAGCAAGAAGATTTAGCTGAAAAAGGTTATAATTCGAAAAGAGAAGCGGTACGTAAAAAATACAGTACAGCTAAATATTCTGAAATTGCTCCTGAAAAAAGAGGTTTGCTTGGTAATATAAAATCATTTTCGGAGCGTTGGGATAAGAGATTGGCTGATTTAGAGAGTGCAGAACTTAAGGATATAGATAAAGAGTTTGAAGCGGAACTAAAGCAAGAAAAAGATTTAAAAGAACAGAAAAAAAAATTAAAGGAAGAAGAAAAACTTAAGCTCAAAGAAATTGAGAAAAGAACAGAATCTGAAAAAGAATTAGAAAGAAAGAAAAAAGCTGGAGAGGTAGTTGAAGAAGCTGGTGGACAGATTGCTATAAATACTGAAGCTGCAACTAATGAAGCTCAGGAAAAAGCTAAAGAAGAGGCGGCAGTAAAAAAGCAAATATTAGAAAATAAGAAGGCTGCAGAAGAATTCTTAAAAGAACAGGGAGAAAAGCCTGAAGAATTATTTCCGGGAGAAATACTTGCTACTATAGCAGAATCAGAGCTTAAAAAGCAAGAACAACAAAAGAGTTTAAGAGAAAAAGCTGAAGAAGCAGCTGTATCGGGTTACTCTGGTACTTTACAGTTAAACGCTAACGGAGAAAGTGGAGCTGCTGCTTCTGGTACGCTTGCAAATCAAAAAGAAGGTGCACCCGGTGCTCCTATAGTCGTTAATATACAACCAGGAGTTAGTGGGGCGGGTATTGGTATTAATGTAGATGACTTAGCACCAAAAATAGCAGAAGCTATTGTTAACTCTCCTTTAGCTGTAGAAATAGGTAAAGCAGTAGGGGAGGTAATCACCAAAAGCGAAGAAGAAGAAAACGAGCTTAAGCAAGAAGAAGCCCCTTCAGCGACTCCTGGTTCATCGGAAACTAGTGGGGAAGGTGTTGAAGGTGTACCGGTATTAGTTTCGGAAACACCAGCAACACCACCCTCTGTCAAGCCTGGCTACAAAGTCGAGCAATACACAACTAAGACAGGTAAAACTAAATACAAATATAAAAGAATAAGTGATAACAAATATGTTAAAGAATCTGAAGCGTTAATTAAACCTGCTAATATTTCCGGTACAGGTAGTGATCTTACCGAGTCTGTTGGGGGTGCACCCGAAAAACCAGTAACACCTGCAGGGTTACCACTACCAGAATTTGCTTCAGGCGGCTCTGTTGAAGAAGGTATGCCTGCAGTAGTAGGGGAAAAGGGACCGGAATTGTTTGTTCCCTCGACTAACGGTCAAATTATAACAAATGATAGTTTTAAATCGGTAAGCGAGAAACAAACCGAGCTAATCAAAGGAGTATCTGCTATACAGAATACTGCAAATGCTATAAACACCACTACAAATAATAGTGCTAAAAATATAGATAATATAAGCAATATCGGCCCTTCTACCACTTCTAGTGTGCTAGAGACTATATCTAAGTCTACTCCTGTTAATCAAAAAGGAGACGAAACGGCTAATTTACTCGTAGCTATTAACAAAACTTTAATGGATTTAAGTAACAGATTAGTACAGACACCAAATCAAAAGCAACAAGGTACAAGCAGTAATAACTCTGTAAGCACCACTTCAAATAATGTGTATTCTTTAAATGTACAAGGTAATCCAATTGCTAATGCCCGTCAAAGAACAGACAGTATGATGTATTTAAGAAGGGTTGCTAATTAAGTAATAATATGGACAGCCTGGAATTTACTACACTAGACGAAATAAATGGCGGAGCACCAACTCTACTTAAGAGGGGTAATGGCGCGTTTAGTGTGTATGAAGATTATCCTTGGGCTATAGGTGGTTCTGCTAGTTTAAAAAGTTACGTACCTTATATACAGTTATCTGAAATTAAAATTACTTCAAGTGCACAGTTACGTCAGCTTAAGTTATCCGTAGCTCAAAACACTACTTCTACTCTTGCTAGAGCGGTTGGCGGGGCAATTGCTGGTAACGGAATAGCGCCTGTTGTAGGCGGAGTTATTGGAGCAGCATTAGGTGCTGCAAGTGCGCCTACCTGGGTAGATCCTTATAACGGTTTATATGACGGAGAGAAGACTGGGTTTGTTTATACCTTACCTTATTTAAGTCCGGATAATATGGTAACTAGTAGCATAGGTACCTGGAGCAAGGTAGATGAAAATAAGACTGCTGAGCTTTTAAAGAAAGCAGGCGGTAGTATTATAAGTTTAGTAGGTGGGGAGCCTGCGCTGGCTGAAGCTACAAAACTTGGAGATACTCTCTCCGAAGCATATGATACAACAAAAGCAATTAATCAATTGCAGGCAGAATTAGCTAATCCTGGTTCTTCAAAGGAATCTGTAAAGTATTTTGCACCTAGTGATGCTGGAGATACTATTAATACTTCTTTTTATCTGTTTAATACTACAAGTCAAAAAGAAATGCAAAAAAATTGGGAGTTTCTCTTTGCATTTAACTATCAGAATTTACCTAATAGAAAATCTATAAACTTAATGGATCCGCCTAGCTTGTATGAGGTTACAGTTCCTGGTTTTAAGTATTTTCCTTGGGCATATGTATCAAATTTTAGGGTAGAAAATATAGGTACTACCCGTATGGTAGACATAACAACTGGTGAAGTTGTAAGCGCGTATAGTGCACTTACTAATTCTAATGTAAAGATTATACCTGAAGCATATAAAGTAACTATATCGTTGCAAAGCTTGTTTATAAATGCTCGTAACTTATTCTACTATATGTATGACGGTAAAGAATTAAGTCCTAATAGTGTTATAGTTAACCGAGGAAAATAATATGGACGGACAAAAGCAAAACAATATTTCAGCTCTACCCACGTTAAACACCCTAGCGTTAGAGAATTTATTTAACGTATATAATGATGGACAGAATTACTTTTATAATTTAATTGGTACTGTTAATATACCCGTAGATTTAGATCCTACTACATATGGTTATTATACAGTTACGTCTGATAATACACCTTGGACACTTGTATCTCAAAAAGCTTATAATACGCCTTCTTTATGGTGGTTAATATGCTGTACAAATAATATACAGAACCCAGTTCAATTTCCTAAAGCCGGCACCCAACTAAAGATATTAAAACCTAATTACGTATCAAGTATATTACAACAAATAACTACTAGTAGCTAATGGCTATATCTAATACAACTGTTAATAGTGTGCCTTCTAGTGAGGTTAATACTAAGTTTTACAATCGGCAAAAATATCAAATTGATGTTATATTTGATAATTTGCAAGGTAATAAATTTCAGTTAAACATAGCTAGCTTAGTTTCTCTAGATATAGAAGAAGATAGTAGATCTTGGTTTAAGAAGGCTAGTCTTGTTATAAAAAATCCTGATAATATATTTGAGCAAAAAGTAACTGCAAGTGCTTCGTCAAATCAATACTATAAGTTTCGTAATGATGGTAGAGATTTAGTATATGTAACAGTTAAAATACTTAATGATAGTACTATTAAAGAGGCTGATTTACAAATAGATTATAATGTCTGGGGTATGTCATATGTGTTTTCTATTTACGATAGAGAAGAAATACCAGGTGACACTACCAAACAAAAACAATTAAAGCTTTATTTGTGGGAATTTGAGCAGCAAATTCTTAGTGAAACTAACGTGCAATGGTCTACAAATGAATTGTTATCGAGTGGATTAGTACCGGCTTATGCTACTGATGAACAGAAATTAGTACCTACAGGTAAAGCTATTAAGAGTTTATTAACTAAAACTTTAGAAAAGTATTTACCGCAGTCATTTACAAAAGACTGGGATGATGGTTCTAGTAAAATATTTTATAGTGCTCCAGCGAATTATAAAGCAGCAGATGTACTCAATTATTTGTTAAAGAAGCAGGTTAGTTCTCAAATAGGCACGGACAGCGGCGCAGATCCTTGTATACTGACTCGTACTCGTTACACAAATCAATGGTCTTTAACTTCTTATTCCAACTTCTTTGCTAAAGCAATTGATAACAAGTCTACTACTAACAACACTAATCCAACACCACAAGCAGGTAGTTTACAAAGAGAGATCATACAACTGGCTTCTCAAACTGGTCAAGAACAGAATGAATTTTTATTCAATTTACCACAATCTCCGTTTAGTTCTTATATTAATAATACTAACTTCTTTGATCCTATAACTAGTGTAATTAAGAATATTAATTTTGTGGATATGGCGTCTATGGATAATACGGAGTTTATGGTAACGTCTCCTTGTTATAGTAATGACTTTAAAAATAAAACATTTAGTGTAGATTTTACTAATAATGATATTGCTAACGTGAAGGGGTTTATTGACAAGAATTATTCAAATAAACTTAAGCTATATGCAAAACCTGACACATTAGTCACGCTTAATAAAAATAAAACAGATACCCACGCGGTTAATAACATATACTCATACAGCCCAGATAAAGTAAGTCGTTTTGCAGAGGGTAGAAATTCTTTGCTTACTGCTGCTTTATTCTACAATACTTCTGTAAGCTTTACCACTCTAGGTTCACCTATACGAGAAGCCAATACATTTATCAGTATAGAAAAAGCTAAAGGTGGTGTTTTGGATGAGTTTTACAACAAGTTACTAGGTCAGTGGATGGTATATAGTGTAATACACCGTTTTAGTGAAACTTCGTATACTAATGATATAGTAGCTCTTAGAGTACACGCAAACGACAACATTAACATTAACTCTAATATATCATAATGGCTTTAAGTGCACAACAGGTAATCAAAACATACGACTATTATAACTCGTTAACCTTGGTGCCTGGTTACGTTGCTACTGGTTACGAGCAAGAGCAGTATATTGCTAAAGCTCAGTATAGTACAGATTTTTCATCTAACCCGATTGGTTCTAAGGTAGACTTCTTTACTCATTTAAATGACCCTTGTATTAGTATAGTTGCACCGCACCCAGTGTTTACTATACCTAAACCTTTATCAGCTCTTGATCCACAATGGTTTAACGGATATTGGGATGAAGCAATGTTCTATTCTCATCCACTGGTTAAGGAGCAAATAAGCGCAAACGCGCCCGACGTTTATCAAGACTTTTCTGACTCAGTAGGTACACTGACATATACCCCTAATGATTTTGACCCAGGTAATCCCGGTGCGTATGGACACGATGCATTTAATTCAGGTTTATTAGGTAAAATACCGTCTCGTTTATCAAATCAGGTAAACAAATTAAATGGTGATATGTTTAAGTTGTACGAAAAGTTTTCTCCTGCCGGGCTAGGTTTAGATAAAAACACTTTTGTATCTCAGGTATTCGCACATCAATCTAGTACCTACACATTACAGGCTGGTATTGCAACAAGGTTTGGTTCGTTAAAAATAAAGCTACCATTTAATACAAATATGACTGGTAACTTAATAGACCCTGTTGCTTGGACTCAAAAGAATGTTATTGAAGGGGTAAACACTGCAGTAGATAAAATAAATGGAGTAATTAAGACTCCAGGTAGATTGTTATCAGAAGGGTTAACAAAGTTAAAGTCTTTATTACCAAAGATAACATTACCTTCATTGAGTAAGTTACTTGGGTTAAATGTACCAGATAGTAACATTAGCAATGTCTTGGCTTCTTTACAAACTTACGGTAACGCTGTTAAATCAATATTAAGTACTGCTCAAGGTGTAATTACAGCTGCTCAACAAACCCAACAAGCCATACAACAAGGTATTGGCAGTGTAGCTGGTACCATTAATCAAGAAACCGGTAAACTTGTAAATGTGGTAGATACTGTTAACCGTTTACCCGCTACTGTACAAGGTATTAATAGTGTAGTAAACGTAGGTGGTACTACCGCAGGAATGACCTATCAAACACCAAACGCTATAACTGGATTAAACAAGAATAGCGTAGTAATTATACCTGGCAATACAATTAACTCTCAGGGTAACGACTCTGTAGTTAAAGTTGTCACCAATCAATATCCTGTAACCTAATGATCGAAAAATACAATAGCATTTATCTTGGTATAGTAGTACAAAACAATGACCCTGAATATAGAGGTCGTATTAAGGTTTGGGTACCGCATATATCTGTAAACGTATATAATAAGTGGAATCAGTTAAAACAGGATCAAACGTTTGCATTTCCTGGTTCCCCGGGTGGAGAGAATTTAAGCTTAATACTAGGGGATTTAAAAGATCAATTGCCCTGGGCTGAATTTTCTAGCCCTATAATGGGTGCTTCTACAGGCGGTTACTATAATGCTTATAGTGATACTAATTCAGTTTCAGATGCTCCTATAAATTATGGTCAGCCTGGTACCAATTTTTCTAACTCATCTTCTGCAACTCAAATAGACCCGGAAAATAAAGGTGGTAAGCCCGGGGCGTACTTTGAGTCTCATCCAGTAACTGATGCTTTTGGTAATACTGCTAAGATTAATGCTCAACAATTTAATCAATTCTCTAACACATATAAGCCTGCTACATATTCAAATTCAGCTAAAGGTGTATTCTCAGTACCTAATGTAGGTGCGCACGTTTGGGTATTTTTTAGAGATGGTAGTCCTCTTTATCCTGTTTATTTCGGGGCAGCATTTGGTCAAGAAGATCTAAACAGTATTTTTAAGTCAGGAGATGGTTCATATCCAGATTATCCAGGTTCTTATGAAAATAAGAACCCTAGAGCTGGTGCACCTACAGTAGACCATTCTACCTATCGTAACAAAATGGTTATTAATCAGCGCGGTGCAGCTATAGAAATAATTAACACGACTGATAGAGAGTCTTATAAGGTAACTCACTTTAATGGTGGTTTTTACGAGCTCAATAACAAGTATACGTCTTTATTTAACCCTAAAAACTTTCAGTTACTAACTCTTAAAGATAAATTTGAAACTATTAACGGTCATAGCAACCTATTTGTACAAAGAGATAGTGATAACATTATACAAGGAGATCATTGGCTTAAGGTCGGTAATTTTAATATTGATGCAGCTGCTGGTTGGACTGATCTTTATAAGCAATTAGCTTCTGCAGTTGATTCAGCTACTATTGCAGCTACATTACAGAGTTTAGTAAACCCGTTAGCTGATCAAGAAAAGACAATGGGATTCGGCGGTAATAGCTTTGAATTTATAGCTAAACATAAAGTTTCAACAATAGGCTTAGTAGCTAATACTTTACCGGGATATACCCAAGATCCTTTTGCTAAAACAATAACTACAGGTGTTTATCCAAACTTAGCAGCTGGTTATTTTGCTCCAATACAAACTCAAATTGCAGGGTTTAAGGAATTATTTGTACCCGATATGCCTGGCGGTAATTATGATATATTTGCAATGAATCGCGTTAAGATTCAGGCAGGTACTGGTGGTGCAACATTACAGACTTCCGGTAACTTAAAAATAAACGGCGGTACAGTTAATGTAAGAGGTGAGTACGTAGGTATTGGTGCAAAAGACGGGCAAGTAGACGTAAACGCTACAGTTGTTACTATTAATGGTGACTCTGTAATACTTAAGAACAATATCGGTAAACAGGTAGTAGTGGATAGTACTTTAGGTGTAACTAAGAACGTTATTATCGGTGGAGGTGCTTATGTAGAAGGAGAGTTATTCGTTAATCATATAACAGCTCCAATTGAATACCAGGTAACCGAAAACACTCAAATTGTTGCAATTGGACCTCCAGTAAACCCAGGCGGTGCACCTGGAGTACCTGCAACAGGTTGGTCTATTGATGGTGCTTTAACTCAAGGTGTACTAAATGTAAGTCTTGTTGAAGGAGACCTAGCTACTACAGGCAATACCGCGGTACTAACTGTTGATGTGGGTAGTTTGTTGAATTTACTCGGTGGGGTGCTAACAATTGCACAACCACACTCTCACGTGTTTAAAAACATACCTCTTACTCTTAAGAACAAGCCTGCAGTTGAGGGAGTGCCTATTCCAGGACCAAATGAATTTAACGAATACGCAACTAGTAAGATCGGTGTTTCAGACAATAAAGCTATTGGTTCTGAAGCAAGATTTGACGGTAGAGTTGCAACTGTTGGGGTACCACCACCTTCAGTGTATTCAGTAGGCACTGAAGGTTTACCGACTAATTACCCGAACGGTCCTGGTTCTATAAACGCAGGACCGGCGGTTAAACCTGGTACTTAAGAACGCGGTAATACGTTATTAGTAGTAATAATTTGAATAGGTTCTTTAGTCTTAATCTTTAGATTATTAGTCTTAAAGAACTTATTCGGTACGTTAGTAATAGCCTGGCCAATAGATGATACTGGATACTTTTGACCCTTCTTAGAGGCATTGAAGTTGTATGCGCCTGTCTTAATAGAATCAATAACAGTAGCTACATCATCATCTTCTGGAATCTGTAATACCCAGCCTACCAAGTCTTTAGTAATAATACCAGTAGTATCTGATACAAGCATAACGAATTGTTGCTTTGGTTTTGGTTCGCCTTCTTCATCGTTGCCTGTTTCCTCAGCAGGATCAACACCTTCTTCTGCTTTAGCGACTTCATCAACAGCTACAGTGGCGTTGCTTAATAAATCAAGAATTTCGTTAATCTTTTCTTGATCGTCAATAGTTTCTTGTAAAGCTGCAACAACAGCTTGTAGTTTGATATATTCTTCCTTACTCATAGGTGTAATACTATGTTATAACATATTTTTACTTTATCAAGTATAATCTTTGGATATTTCTTGTTTAAATAGGGTGTACGCATAAATATATTAACTAATATGAAGTTTCAAGAGCTATGCGAACAATATGGAATGTTAAAGAGAGAACAGCGTATGTTCTATCCTAAGAACTTTAACTTATCCGAAAAGTTCATTAGTGCTTTAAAAGAAGAAATTGCTTTACAAGAAAAAGCAGGTATTGATGCTAATAAGTTTGCACATAAACTTAATAGAGCGCTTCAGTTTCATATTGACGAACATAAAAAAACCCCTGCACCGAAGTGAGGGGTTAGTTGTCTAAGGGTGTGAAAAGTTCTAGTTATTAGAACTTGAATTTGTAACCAACGTTATAACCAGTGATTTGAGCAGCTGAGTCTGTTAATGAGGTGCGTTGTGCAAATAAGTTTGCATTGATACCGTGCCAATCAAGACCAATACCTGGTTGATAGTACTTCTTAACGTTCTTAAGAGCAGCAATTGTAGCAGCGCCTGGATCATTGAAACCAACAACTAGTGCTGGAACAATTTTAAGAGCACCAAATGTATTGATTGGTGTGTTAACACCGAATTCAAAATTGTTGCTACGATTAACTGTATCGTTAAGAGCGCGGCCTTGCCAGTTAAGATGACCACCAAACCAGCTACCACTTAATTTAACAAATGGTAAGAAGTTGTGATTAGCTTGACCAGTAGCTTCTGCTGCATTTACGTGTCTTAATTCTGCACCGAGTGTTAAGTCAGCGAGAGGAGACGTGAATTTATAACCAGCATCAAGATAAACGCGCTTTAGACCAGATGCATCGGTTGTTGATACTGTTTTACCAGCTACAACTGATGTTGTGGTTGTGTCGCTAACTTTGTCAAATGCTGTTACAGCAAGATCAATGCCGTATACATTTGTACCAACGCCAGCTGTTGCATAGTTAGTACCGACTAATAGACCTTGTTGGATTAGCTTTGAGGTAAATCCGACATCTAAGTCACCGCTAACTGGAGCAGCTTTTACAACGATTGCGATTAATGACAATGCGAGGAATGTTAATAGTTTCTTCATACTCTATATTTATATATTATTACCAAATTTAATCAACTTTTATTAATATTTTTTTACAAAAGGATTTTATAAAAAACTCGGGCCCTTTTGTCCCTGCTTGATTCCCATAACTTTACGTACTAATAGTTTGAAGTAGAAATAAATTGTTAGTCCGATTGATGGTAATAAAAGTTTATTACAATCTCCCTTTATTTTACTGGAACCGATACGATATACTACGTTCAGTTTTCTACCGGTTTCGTGTTTAACGCTGTTAATGTTAACTGTACTACCGGTGTAATCTTGATCAGACCAATTATCTACTAGTATATCTGCATTCATTCTATTACCTGTACCTTTTAATGTACCAAGTATAACAACATCACTACCGCCTTTAACACTAAAAATTTGATTACCGATACCGGGTGTTGAATTACCGAAAGTTCCGTGCACAACAGCAGATACTTTATTGTTTATATCTACAGAACACTCACTGCCCTGGTCTACTACTAAATTAGTTAACGTAATCTTAGCATTATCTGCAAGTTTTAAAATACTAGCAAATGAAGTAGGGTTGGGTGGGGTAAATGCTGTGCTGTTGTCGGTTGGAGCTGGTACCTGTACAATATAAGGACTACCCGCACTTAGGGACCAAGCACCTGTACCTTCAGCATTGCAAGCGTAAGAAAGATAATTAACGTCTATAGATGTAGATTTGCTCATAATAAACTATTTACCTTAATGTCTTACTATTCAATAAAAAGGAACCCGGCTCAGATTGCTCCAAGCCGGGCGTTGTTTTTCTAGTTAATAGTTAAAAAAGATGCTGGTGAGGAAAACCAACGTGATCGAAAAACCACTGTTTTACCTTTTGCCAACTTCCTTTTAGGTTTTCAACGAACTCTGACTTTACCTTGCGGCTACCCACCTTGTAATCATCGAGGGCGATTTTTACAAGACCAGCAACAGCAAGATAACTTGTTATCATTAATGCTTGCATAGTTGTTGTTGAGGTTAGAACCTCGGCCCGAGGGCTTCGGTTGTTATGCTGGATACTGTCACCAGCACAAATACTTACTTGGGTTTCTTAAATAATATTAAGAAAATCCATAGGAATAAACTATCACTTCTATTTGGATTAAGAATGGTACCCCTACGCGGAATCGAACCGCGATTAGCGAAATGAAAATCCGATGTCCTAACCGTTAGACGATAGGGGCAAAAAAATGGTGGACCTGCCGGGTACTGCCCCCGGGTGTTCTGTAATGTTCTTATCAGTTTCTACAAGCTTATCATTACTAATAAGATGTATACCCGTAATGCTAGTATACAAATTGTTTGGTAGTATTCCTGCTATTCTACTACCATTGAATAGTCAGTCTCGCTGAATGACGGTTATAGTATATAGCGAGAATCTATATTATAACCGATCGAGCTTAAGCAGCTGCGAGTGCGAAGCTTTCGCCGAATGAAAGAGATTCTTTCACGGAAGCGACTGCGTTCTTGAGGCTTTGAATGATGCCGTTTGTTTTTGTAGTAATTTATAAAGGATTTACTAATCCTGCTTGCTTCTAATACATCTGCCACAGAGTCGAATCTGGTACAGGCCCATTAAAATATGTTAAAGAACTATAAGTAATATAATATATTTACAATGAATAGCAACTTAAAAGTTTTAGCGGAGCAATATCAAACAATACTCGAAAAACGTGTTCAACCTGAACCAGAAACAGAAGAGTCGTTTGAACAGTTCTTAACTAAAAGAGCTGCGGGTGCTGCTAAAATTGCTCATAGTTCAAAAGAAAAGGGTGGGTTTGCTACTTTAACAGCTATTCATTTTGCTGCTAAAGCTAAACCTTATAAAGAATCAGAGCAGTGGGCTACTAAAGAAGGTAAAGACGCACATTACAAAAAAATGGCAGAAGAAGTTTATGCTAAATTAGCAAATTTAGATAAACTATCTCAAAAAGAGTTTCAAGCTCTTATGGGTGAGCTGGAAGTTTGGGGCGAAGTATATATTCGCTCAACTAAGCCTGAAAGTTTAAAGATTTAAATTGGAGCGGAGTGACGGGCTCGAACCGTCGACATCCTCGTTGGCAACGAGATATTCTACCACTGAATTAACCCCGCGTATAAAATATTTAGTTAAGATCTTACTTTTTCCAGCTGTCTCTATCGTAATTAAAGCGTTCAAACCATTCCTGCATATTCTCATAAACCATATCAGCTAATTCTTGAGTATAAAACGAACGCCAATCTTCGCTATATAAGGTATACAAATCTATAAGCTTTACTTTTTCTTTAAACCCGTCAGGCACTATGAAAAAGTTTCTTAAAAAGGTTTTTAATTTATTGTCGGGTATTTCTTTAAGCTGTCCGTATAATTTTTTTAACTGTATCTGAGAATAACTTTTAGGGGTAGTTTTAAAAATAGCATTGTATATTTTCGGGTTATTTTCTATAAAACTAGTAAAATAATTTGTATTATAATTGTCAAATAAAGTTAAACATACAATTACATATTTTAATAAAGTACTGTTATACTGTGTAGTACAAGGATTAGTTGTATTAAGCTTAGTTACACCGGGTACTTTGAGTATATCTTCTTTATAGTTTTCTAAACGTACAATATAATCTATTTTTTCTGGTAGTTTTTTAGGTTTGTACAAAACTACCTTACCGTCATCAACGTATTTTTGAGCTATCTTTTTATTTTTACTAATCTTCATCCAATCTTTAAATGAATCTAAGACTGGCGGATTCGATAGGTAAACTTTTGTTGCAGTAGTACCATCCTCGCCGTTTTTTACTTCATCAAACCACAAAGGCATTTTATCTAATATGTCTAAATACGGACTGTATGGTCTGATAGCCAAGGATTGTGCTAACTTCCATTGAGAAAAAACTAAAGTATAAGGATTACGCACATTAACTATAACTGGGTATTTGGAGTACTCTTCTGGTATTTCAAGGGCGTGGGTGTAAGGTCTAGCACCGGCAAATGTATGGCCGTTTGTCTGGACTATATTGATACCATTAAGGTGCATAGTATCAAACGTTGCTCTAGATCCAGTACGAGGCGGTAAAAGCCAAATATGATCGTTAGATAAGAAATTCATACCGCTACTTACCCGTTGTGGTAAAAAATTAAATGTCATATAAGTAACAACGCGTGCAACAATTAGACCATAAAGATAAAAGTGTGTGGGCTAATGGCCTATACAAAAATATAGCTAATACTGAAGTAGAGTGGCTTAGAATGGATTCTAAGGAAAGATTTACAGAGCATTTAAAGACTCGTAAAGATAATTTGCAAAAGTATGGATGGTTAGATACTAAATTTACATATAAGTTTAATAAGGATGGGTTTAGAAGCATAGAGTTTATGCAAAACCCAGATATAATGTTTTTAGGTTGTAGTTACACGCTCGGTATCGGTCTACCAGTAGAATGTACCTGGCCCGATATAGTTACTAAAGCATTAAATATAAAAAGCGTTAACTTAGGAATAGGTGGTGGAGCAATAGATACTTTTTTTAGGATTAGCTTACACTGGATAAATAAATTAAAACCTAAAACTGTAGTGCTTTATGTACCGTTCAAAGAGAGATTAGAAATCATAAGAAATAACGGGTATATATATCTGTCGTCCCATTATTTTGAACAATATAATGTTTTTCTTGAAGATTGGTTTGCAAATCGAGAAAACTCTTATTTTAATTACTTAAAAAACGTTTTAGCTATAAAACAGGTATGCCAAGATAATAACACTAAGCTAATTGTGTTTGACGAGACTCCCGAACGTATAGATTTTGCTAGAGATTTGTCTCACCCGGGGGTAGAGACAAATAAACTTATTGCTCAAATTGCATTAAAGCATATTGAGAGTAATCAAGATTTCCAGCTATCTTTTGAATAACCAAATGCAGTAAAATCTGCTTGATAAGCTTTATACACTACGTCTGCTAAGACTTGTGAAGTATATGCGGCTTTCCAGGATAGGTTATTAATATTAATATGATGATATCTATCAGTGTAGATATTCATTCTGTAAGCCCAATTATTAACTATACCCGGTATAACTGTACTTAACCCCGTTACACTCGCACTTAAACTTTCTAAACGTACGAAATTAACATTAGCTAAATCAATACCGGCTACGGCTAGTTGATCAGTGATTTGTCCGCGTGATACTCCTATCAAAGGTGAACCACTGGTTGGTGTAAAGTAAGTCCAACAACCCTTGTCTGCAGTAGGAGAAGCTGAAAGCGGTTGAGACCATATACCTGTAGCATCTCTATTGAGAATAAAAGAATCAAACGCAACAGTGGGTACTCCTTTAGCGGTTAAAAATTTATTAACGTGTAACCAATCTGTAAACACAATGTCGTATGGGTTTCTTATAGTACAAACGATCGTTTTGTATGTAGTGCCAGCTGGAATAGCAAAATTACGAGTAAACTCTACAGGGGCTGCAGACACGCCTGTTGTTAATACGGATTGCTCATCGTTAATTTCACTTAAATATGAATAAAGAGATCTTGAACCTGTAAAAGAAGGCGCGAGTTGTACTGTAGATAAAGCTGGATAAAATATGGCCATAACTATATTTATCAATTATTGAACGCCTTTTAAATACGGACAAGAGAAGTTTTTACATATATTTGGACGTATTTCATACACACTACAACATTTTAGCGTTGAATTATAAAATATACAAGGCTTTCTAACGTGTTTATTATCAACTCTTAGCGCAGGATAATGAGACGGATTCTGATAAAAAGATCTCTCCGGAAACAGTTTAGAACCTTCCTCATATTCTAAAAATACATCTTCTTTTTGTACATTAATACCAGAAAACTTTAACTTGAGTCTATTTAAAAATTGTTCTGAGTCGTCGATAGGACCTATTATAAAGTCTCTATCGTCAAGCTGACAGCAACCACCGTGGTTGCCTTCAAATCCTAAACATTTTTCACTACAATGGTTCATCGCTTCCAGCTATTTTTTTCGTAGCCTAATTTTTCAAATTGATGTTTATATGCATCGTAAACTAAATCTGCAAGTCTAGAATTATACATATAATAAGTTTTCCAATCAGCATAGTTACCAGTTCTTCTTAAATCGCCTCGAGGGTCATCTACCCCTTCGTATTTGTACTGATTGTTTAAAATATTAGAAATAAAGTCCATTTGTACAAATGGTGAGTCTATTTCAACGAAAGGTATTTTTTTAATATCTTCTTGTAAATTCTCGTATCGTATAAAATGCTTCGGTTTAAACTTTTCTATAGAGTTTTCATAATGGTCCATTATACCTTCTGGGTTCTTTAGCACAAACTGTTCAAAATCGCATAATACTTTTAACTCTCCTTTTTGTTCTTTAAAACAAGATAAATGCCAAGATGAAACCGCCCTTGAGTACGGGTTTCGTATTTGCATTATAATAGGGTAACTAGTCTTGTCAGCGGGTACGTCGTAAGAATGGGTATGCGCTACATATCTTATATTAGACTTATCGCTAAATTTTGAATCTAATTCGTAGTTATAAAAATCGTAATGTTTAAATATTTCACTAACAGCTCTAGAACCACATCGCGGACTAGCCCACCATATATAACCTACTTTATCAGAAACGTTCATAACTTCTGATACACCCAGCAATACTCTCCTGACACAACCTGTAAACCTGGCGAATATTGAAAAAATTCGTCTACAGCTTTTTTAACGCCTGGAAATTTATGTCCGTGTTCAGGGTCAGAAGGATCAAAATAATCGTGTCCTGCAATAATACCACCTTTGCGTAGTTTCATATACCAGGCATCTAGATCAGCTTTTACATCCTCATATTCGTGACTGGCATCAATAAAAATAAAGTCTATAGATTTGTCAGGATAAGTTTTAGCAGCTTCTAAAGAAGCCATACGAATTGGATTGATAATGTGCTTTACCGGCTGCATATTCTCTAAAAACTGCATATATAGAGCATTCTGTTCATCTGGTTTTAAGTTATGCTCTACACTACCTTGCCAGGTATCTATAACGTCAAACTTAATATTTTTACCGGAATTAGCTATTTCTACGGCTGCAAATGCAGTAGATTGTCCCATCCAAGCGCCTACTTCAACCATATGAGAACCTTCTTGCATACAACCTATAACTGTCTTGTATAAACTAGGGAATGTAAACCAACCCTGTATATTCCAGTAATAATGATCCATATTATGATTTACTTATACTTGATATCATTCAACTATATTTAAATTCAGTAACACTAACCCCGGATCCAGACCACTCTACTCCAAACACTCTTGGCGGTTTGTCTAAAGTTTGAGCCAGACCTTTGGCTACATTAACAGCTTCCCCTGGTGTGAGGAAACTTTTTGCCTGTTTTGGGTCGGTACACCAAATATCTTTATCTAGATCTACTAAGAATAAGCCTTCCTGTAAGACATTCTTTGCAGACATTCTTACTACAGATATGTCCATTATAATATGGTTCATCGTATACGTTTTTTATCAAACATACCGTAAACTTCACTTCGGCCCGATTGATATCTAACTACTAAAGTATCACTAGATAAGTTATAGTTTACTATTGGATCGCTTCCTTCTGGTATATTAAATACCGGTGTACCGTCTGTATTATACGCTATAATACCGTTATCAGTTTTCTCTACGTACCACATATTATTTTAAACGTCGTAATTTGTTTTCAGCCTGTAAACATCTAATATTGTTAAGTGTTTTTTCAATGCCACGAGCTGTTTGTATCTTCATTAACAAAGTATCAGTACGATTATCTACATAATCCTGAATATCTAAAGGCTTAATGTATTTCATACCTTCATTACTATTGAAGTCAATACCTCTATCTTCACACTTCTCAGCAATAATATCTACTGCTTCCAGTAAAGCTGCCCATCGAGCAAATTCGTAAGAGGTAATACTACGACTACCGGTTGATGTATGTTCAATAATGTCTTCCATTTATATTATAACGTTGTCTTACTTAAAGTGATTGGTTCGGTAACTACAGCTGCTTCTACATTTACATAAACTGAATTCTTAGCCTGGCAGCTTGTACAAACAAAACCTGTATCTTCATTTGCGTTAATGACTACTTGATTAGTAACTTTACAAGCAGCACAAGGTACATTGAAGGTTATTCTAGAGAGTATTTCAAGCTCTTTAAGGTTTTTATCAGTAATATCTTTAGCTGCACGATAATCAAGATATGCTCCGTAAAGATAAAATATAACAAATTGCGCAACTAAGGTACTAAAGAACCATAGCGTAACAGATTGTTTGGTAAAAAATGCTATACCACCAAAGACAGCGCTAACAGCGGCCGCTTTTAATATAGCTCCTATTAAAGTTAATAATGTTTGTCTCATATGTTACTCGTATTAGAGTAACTTATTCACTTAGGTGCAAGAGTAAATTTATTTAATTGGGCAGCTAATTCTTTATATGCTACCATAATGCCTGCTAATTTGGCACGAAATCTTTTTAATTCAGCTTCTTTGCCTTTGAATAAAGGCATATTACCCGCAGTAGCTGCTTTGTTCTTTAAATCTAATGTTTGTAAATAAAGATTAGCTAATTGTACTACTGCATCTTGTAAAGGATATGGAAGTGCTTCTGGATTGACTCCACCCTGACCGTTATTTTTTAAATTGGCTAGCTTCTCTAAAGTAGGGACATCATCTCTGCTATACTCATAAGCAGACATAGTTTCAGGAGTGCGTGGTTGACCACCTACACCTGTATAGTATTCGGCTTCGCTAAGTAGTTTACTTGTTTTTCTTTTGCTCACGGTCTTCTATACTTACTACTCCGACCTTGAATCTACCAGTACATTTTGGGCAAATCCAATGAGCTTCATTAACAATTTGTGTACCTCTATTAACTCTTACAGCTCTAGGATGTACAGGTCCATATCCGCATATATGGCAGCTTTCTGGACGCGGAACTACTTGTTCGTTCATAGACGAATACTTATCCAAACATCTTACAGAAATCAACTAAAGCCTGGTTATTTGCTTGCTTATTAAAGACTTTCTTCCATTCGTCTATTTTATCTAGAATACTACTAAACTCTAATTCTTTACATTTTTCTTCAAAATTGTTAAAATCTGTTTTAACTGTATTTAGTATAGTGTACTGTTCAGTATATAATTCAGTTTCTTCAGGATGTACCGCTAAACCGTGCGTTAAGTCAACTAAAAGTCTATTAGTTTGTATTATACTATCGCATAATTCTAGAGCTTTAGGATCTTTAGCAGTCCATTGTTTAGCTAGTTTTTTACCTCTTACTTTACCTACTCCTTCAATACCTTGTACATTATCGGATTTATCTCCAGCGATACACTTATAAATAACGAATTCTTCTGGTGTTAAACCGTAATGTTCTTCAAAGTTATTAACATCTACAAGAAGTTTTTTAATTGGGTTATAGAAAGAAACATCCGGGTTAACTAATTGTGCAAAGTCGTTATCTACACTTATGATAATTTTTTTGCCCTGTACTTCTTTACTTAACCAGCTAATAACATCATCCGCTTCTAGGTTACCTGGAAATATATTCTTTATTCCAAGTGTTGTAGTAATTTCAACTATAGCATCAGCTTCTCCGTAAACAGCTTTGTTGCGTTCTTGATCTCTATTACCTTTATAAGTTCCTTCTGTAAGTGTTTTACGAAAGTTTTCTTTATTGCCTAACTTCTTGTCCCAGGCAATATAGATTCTATCTGCATTAAATTGAGCAGCATTAGACTTAATGGTTTTAAGAAAAGCAAAAATGCTGCCAGTGTTAACTCCCTTCGAGTTCACTAGAGGCTTTCCTACGTTGTTTGCGATCCAGTACGCTCGATGTAGCGTGTTGTTTCCGTCTATTAAGAGCGTCGTCATCTTGTTTTAATTTAAGGTTGTATTCTTTTATGCAGCTATTATAAACGCTTTTAGGTAAAACGTCAACTAAATCTAGTATTTTATTTTTTAATCCCGATTCTATTTCGCTATTAGGTATAGTTCTTATATGTCTATCTGGCAAAGAAAAGAAAACAGTTACACCAGGACCATAAGAAACTGGTACTAACCATTCTCCTTTATAAACACCTTGTAGAACTACGTAAATGCTTCTTTCTTTAGGAAAGAAAAAACTTTTAATCTTGTTCAGTATTGTCTTTAAAACCATACGGGTCCTGTCCGTTGCTGTTCATTATGTTTTGGTTTATTTTATACATTACACGACGAAAACGTTCAAGTAAAGCATCGTGTGCAGCAGGATCTTCAGCGGAAACTATTTCAACTGGCTGATTGTTTAAATCATAGCCAATAAGCATATAAGGCCCGAGAAACTCTTTAATTTGCATATCTAGAGAATCGATTTCCTTGCGTTTCTCGTTTACGATTTTGCCTTTTAAAGTTTTCATATACTCAAGCTTAGCAAGTTGTATCATTTCAGCGATTTTTGCTTGCTCTGCCTGAGTCATAGCAGCCGTATCTGCAGCTGCTACTGGTTTTAAAGCATTAGCTTGCTCAGAAGTTTGTGCTTGTTTTTTAGTCTGAGCCTTATTACCTTTCATTGGTTTTTTAGCGGCCATTAATATTATTTAGTGTCTCACTCAGCAGAAGCTACAAAGTCATAAAATTCTTTACGAGTTTGTGGTTCGTTCATAAAATCCCCGGATAGCTTAGAGGTAATCATAGCACATCCGTGATGTTTTACACCGCGGTGACAAGCGCAGGTATGAGCACACTTAAGAATAACTGCTACACCTTGGTTACCAGTACATAACTGATCAATTGCTTGATGTATCTGAACAGTTAACCCTTCCTGGATTTGAGGGCGGCGTGCGTAATGCTCTACAATACGATTAAGCTTTGATAAACCAATAACTTGACCGTTCTTATCAGGAATGTAGGCTACGTGAGCTACACCAGTAAATGCTAAGTGGTGATGAGAACACATAGACACAACAGGTATATTCATCTGACTCACAATACCATCATAGCCATCTGATGGAAAAGTAGTAATCTTTGGCGGACCTTCATAGCAACCTTTAATAAGGTCACATACATAAGCCTTAGCTACACGACGAGGGGTATCAGCACTATTGACGTCATTACGCCAATCAATGCGTAAAGCATCTAGAAATGTTGAATACGCTTCTGCTGCTTTATCAATAATTGCTTTCCTATCTTCTTCTGTAGTAAGCATACTACTATTAGCTGTAGGAAGTGTTGGGTGTTTAACTTCGTTTGACATATTAAAAGATTTTACGGACTTAAACTTTTCGCCCGATGTATAACTCTGATTTGTTGTTGATTCCATATTTTACTAAATAGCTTATTATAACCTCAATTGAGTCGGTTTTCAACTTAAACTTTTCAGGAATAAATTGGCCACCATCATATAACTCAAAATAATTTTCACCAAAATTTTTATCATTGTTATAACAGGTGCAAATAACTGATGCACCGTGTGGATCTATCATAACTGTCCAGCTACGAGGATCTGCTTCACTATACTCATCAAACAGTCTATAGACTAGATAGCCTGAGTCTTTAAGCCTTTTAATAAAGTAGCTTTGTGTTGTTATCTTATTAGCCATTATTTAACTAGTCCTGAGATTACAAAAGTAAAATCAGTCTCTGCAGTTGGCTTAACGTAGAAAGACATTACTTTGAACTTTAAGTTGATACCTACTCTAGCTGAATCAAACTTTACCCCTGTTAATATACGAAATATATCGAGATTAAAC